CCTGTGATTGTCCCTGACACAGCCTCTATATCAGTAGCGGTGGCATCATAATATTGAGCTACAAACTGGTTCGTATTGGCTGGATCAAAAGCTAAAGCCACTCCCCAAGTGGTATAAACACTCACCAGAACAGTTGATACTCCCCATGTAATGGAACTGCCGTCTTGCTCACCAACAATGACAGAGGGGTAGCCAGTTACATCAACATAACCCACAATCATCCTACCCGGTACTAAAGGATCAAACTGAAGGCTTTGATAGGCGATAAGCGTAGTATCGTCCCAAACAGAACCCGATGAAGATGTAGTGATATAAGGAATATCAACGGCTACAGAAGCTACAGCAACTTGTGCAGCCTTCCCCGCCGCTGTCAGGATGACAGGCTTACCAGAGGTTATCCCCCCGTCAGCCACAAAGTCGGTATTGTTCTGACCGCCTCCTGCGGGTATCAGCTCGCCTAAATCGCTCATTTATACGCTCCAGCCTATTGTCGGATTCACATAAACTAGCGTTATCTGCGCGAAGTTCTTGTCGAACGTAAGATCAGTAGCGGAACTTGCAATCTTATGACCGTTTCTAGCTACTAAAAAGGTAGTAGTAGCTGCTGCGCCAGTTCCATCTTTAATTACTAAGAAGTCATTAGCAGAAGCAGAAACTGGCAATGTAATTGTAATGCCGCCTGCCGTTGCAACCCAGAATTGTCCAGATACTGTTGTTGCCTGACTAACACCTGTCCCTATCGGCTCTTCTAGCGCCCCCGCTGTGGAGGAAGTCCATGTTGATCCATTGCTTTTTAGAATATTTCCATTACTACCCGGCGCTACCACTTGTACCGCTGCTGTTCCATTACCTAAAACAACGCTGTTAGCGGTTAAAGAACTAGCGCCTATACCGCCATTACCTACAGGTAAAACTCCTGTAACCTGAGTAGTAAGGTTTACGTTTGCTAATGTTCCGCCAAGCGTGAAAGTGCCAGTGCTAGTAATTGGGCCGCCTGTAAGCGTAATGCCATTAACCGTTCCAGTTACTGCAACATTGGTTACTGTGCCTACGCCCGTTTCAGTGGGATTAGCTAACGTAACTATTGCTCCAGCACCCCCGCCATCTGTATAAAGGAAACTCTTAGCCCCAGTAGCTATAGCAACTACAGCTCCCGATCCTTGTTTGATGTTTATAGACTGACCGCCACTGGTAGCATTTTCAATCATCCACATCTTAGAAACAGTATTAGGGCCAAGCGTAACGGTTCTAGGAGTAGTCAATGAAACGCCAGACGTTATCTTTAAATAGAAAGAGCGAGTCGCATCAGCGGAGGCGTTGGGCATGGTGAATGTTTCGTCTGCGTCAGCGGCCATAGCTTTTGTGCCATAACTAAAGCCGTCAGCGATAAGACTGAGATTCGTATTGGTCGAGGTTCCCCAAGTGCCGCTCTCATCGCCAGTGGTAATTTCTTTTAACCTTAAATCATTATTGTAGGTTGCCATGTTCGTGCCTCAATTAAGTTATTACGTCTATCCAATGTGGATTTTGATTAGGAAGAATATTTTCCCATATTAAAATTCTTCCAACCTCACCTATAGCTGATACCCCAGTAAGGGTAACTATTGTTTCGGTAGCTAATGTTACTGAGCCAACCGCAGATGTTGCTGAAACTCCAGTAACAGGAACATCAATCAATAAATCAACACTAACAGTCCCAACTTGTCCTGTCGCTGCCAGACCAGTAAGGGTGACGTTAGCCGGAGCAACTATTGTTACTCCTGACAACCCACCAGTAGCCGAAAGGCCCGTTACAGTAACTACCACTTCGCTTTCAGGAGCGGCGATTCCTACTGATCCTGTTGCAGAAAGTCCTGTAAGGGATATCACTGCATTGTGATAAACCGTGACACTTCCTACTTCGCCAGTCGCTTCCAAGCTAGAAGGATAGACAACTCCCTTCGCATCAATATTTGCATGGCCTACTATTCCCGTTGCGCTCAGGCCCGTGAGATCAACTTCAGCCCCGGCCTGAATTACTACTGTGCCTACTGAGCCAGTAGCTTCCAAGCCAAGAGAGGTTCCCCAAGCTTCTTCGCCCCAAGTGCCACGACCCCAACCGCCATAAAGAATAGTGGCAGTGGTATCTTCGCCCCATTCTCCGTCACCCCATGCGGCGCGGCCATAGCCAACACCAGACATTAGGCTATCCTAATAATCGCATTAGTCGAATCATTGGTAGGGAAAACAATTTTAAAATCGCCAGCAGTAGACGTTTGATCACTTCCAAAATCTAAAACTAGGCAAGTAGGATCGCCAGCCGCTGTGTCATTAAAAAGGAGTGCGCCTCTTGCGGTAAAAGTTGCCGTACCCCAAGTCAAATCTTGAAAATCAGTAAAGGCCGTTGTTCCTCCTGTTGTGGGAGTCACATTCGTTAAAGCCTTACCTTTTGCCACATATCCGGTTCCGGTAATTTCATTAGCAGAAGTATAGGCTGTTGTTCCAGCATTAAACGTAGCACTGTTGGTATACAAGGCCACATTAAAAGTGCTGCCAGAGGTGAGTGTAAAATCATGAACAGCCTTCAAAATTTCTGCCTTGAAGCTGGTACACATGTAATTTCCAGTAAACGCCATCAGAGTCTCCTTATTTGCTCCGCTAGAGATTTTTCCCCAGCATCTAACAAAATGTTATAAATAGTAGTTCTTTCGCTTCTTGCGCCTTGTTGAATATAGCTCAATACAAGACTTTGTATCTGCTTCTTAAAAGCCTCTGCCTGTTGGCGAACTACTGGATCAGCACTTGCCGCAATAGAGATTATTTTATTCGCGCATTCAACTGAAAGTTCTTCAGGAGTGAATCCGCGCTTGTGAGTGGTTTGAACCATCACAGAGCCAACACTGCCAGTAAGATCAACTGTAAGCATTAAATCCTCACACTTCTAATAGCGCCAGAACGAAAGCTGTCTGTTGTGTCGTACCCTTCGCCCAACGATTTCAAGCGAGCCATTGCATCTTCAAACTTGGCGTTATACCACTGCATTTGATCTGCCTCGCCTTTAAGGAAAGTATATCCCTCAACTAGACAAGCATAAAGAAGAGTTACTTCTGCATTAGTCCCCAGCCAGCTTTCTCCTGAAGCCGATACGGTTATAGATTCTGGCTCAAACATAAAGTGTAATTCGGCTGCAAAATTTGCCGAAGGAGTTGGGCCAACAATAAAGTTAGCGTCATCAAAAATGCTGTAATATTTAGGAACGCCTTCCGTAGCCTCAACGGGATACGCCTCTCTCATAAAGTTTACGTCTTTAAAGAGCAGAAATTCGGACCCGTTGTTCTGAATAGCAAGAGAATAAGAAGCTAAGAAATCCGTTGGCATCGCAAGGTAAGGATTTCCTTGGGAGAGAGTTCCTGTCATGTTCTTTCGCAAATCAGGAAGCTGGGCGGTTCTCAGTATTCTTTGCTCAGCCTGCGTAATAATTAAAGGAAGATTATTAACAAAAGTAGTCTCCGAAGACTCCAAATAATCCTGTATAGCGCTCTTTAATGTAGTAAAAGTAAAAGCCATTATGTAATTTCCACCGTTACTCGACCCACATGACCAGAGCAATCAAGGCCAACTGTTCGACTTCCCATTGCGGTGTTACCGCCGCCTACTGGGTCCCATGCAAAAAGCGCTCTGCTTTGAACGTAGCCGCCGTCAGGCCGTGGGTCTCTCAACGCTTGAGGATCAGACATATTTATCATGCCCAGCTTCCACTGAGGATTGTCCACATCAAGCACATCACGACCCACTAGCATCCCATTTGGCCTGCCAGCCTCAATTTGAGGAACAAGGTCTCTTAGTGGGTATCTAAACCCAGTTCGGTCGCAAAATCCAAAAGCATGTTTACCGCTCGCAAAGCTACTCATAAGTATTGATACCCGCCGGGAACAACATACAACGCTGCCTTCTCTCGTGCCGAATCAGCAGCCATTGTCCACTGCTCTTCATAATCCCCTTTCAAAAAAGGTATTCTCGTTTCAGCTTGCGGTCTTTTAATTGCAATCATGTACGCCAATCCAGCCACCAAGCAAGGCAAGAAACGTGCCGGAACATCCATATCTAAAGATGCTGGAGTTCCTGAGTCTTCGACTCTTTCCATATAGTAATACCCTAGCGTCCATGTTTGAGACCCATCAGGAACAGGCCATACGTTAAAAGTAATGCCTGTCGGCGCTTGCTCTACCCAGTATTGAATAGGACGGCCTTGAAGTAATTTATTTGTTTGTTGAGAATATTGAGCAATGGATATCCGCTGCATGGTCAAGTCAGATTGCTGAGTAATATCGCCAGCGTTAGTTCTCATGAACGCTTCTATTATGTCTAACTTCTCAGGAGTAAGAGTGTAAGTTCCTGTTCCAGCAACAAGAGTTATAGAAGCTGATTTCACAGCCCACAGACTAAGACCTCTGTTTTGCCAATCAAGCATAAGAAGGTCTAAGCTTCTACGGGCAGTACGGTAATCAAAGCCAGAGCGCAATTCTAATCCACACCGCTCATAGGCTTCTTCCATAATGTCACCCAGATCAAGATTAAAGGCATAAGTTCCGCTAGTTGCCATCAGACATTCCTACCTCGCGTAAAACCCCGAATAGCCTTGCCATCACCAAGCCTGCCGCCTGAAGACTTTTTTTGAGCCTCTTCTTTAATCGCTGCATCAGCCCTCATTTGTGCGCCTCTGGACAAAAAACCAGTTTTTTCCGTATTAGTTTTTCTCTTGTCTACTATAAAATCGGTATACTCTTTATTACGTCTTTTACGGTATTCAGTTTCAGACCGCTGGCCTTCAGACAGATCAGCCTCATCTTCCCTCTTCTCTCTCGCCCTCCTTGTAGCCAGCTCTTCTTCCGCAGTTTTAGTGTTGTACTTTTTGCCCTCAAACTCAAAAGCTTTATCTCCACGTTCACGGGCGTTAATAAATGCAGCATCAAACTTTTCTGTTTTAGTAGCCATTAGATTAGGTACTCCTGCCTCGTGTCCGACCCTGAACGGCTAGGCCATCACCGAGCCTA